ACCGCTTGGGGCATCGAATGAACCAGTCGCTCCACCCAAGTTCCCCTGCGCACGAGACAAGCCACGCTGCAGAACAGCCTTGTAGTCGTTTAAAGCGCTTGTGAACTCGCCTGTGCTTTGAGCGCGATTCAGCCGTGCAATGGCGTCCTCTGCCTTCTTGCCTTCCACCTCAGTGATAGCACCGCCGCCTTTAAGGCTTTGGAACGCACTCAGGAAGGCTCCGCCCTTAACCTGATCCAGAACGATTTGAAAGTCTTTGGCATCCGTGCCAGGGATGTAATTGCGCGGGTCAATCTTGCCCGAGAGACCCGTGGCAGCGCTCAGCCCCGGATGCTTCAGTGCTTTGTCGATAACACCCAACGCATCGCTAGCCGAATCCACGGCAGACGCTTTGGCCCTGACAGGCGTGACATCTACTTTAGCTTGCTCAATCAGAGCAGTGCGGCGGGCCTCGTTCTGGGCGGCTTGCTCTGGGGTGGGGCCAGACTGAATGCCGATGGCTGGAGAGGTGCGAGCCGCTGGGGCACCCACCTTGCTCTGCAGGTCCTGCACATAGGCTTGCAACTGCTGCCGCGAGTTGGCATCCAGGTTTGGATTCTGCAGATCGCGGGAAGCTGCCGCCAACTCGCGCCGGTTGTAATCGGCCATCTCTTGCGGGATGCCCTGCATCTGGTTTCGCATCTGGCCTTCGTTGGCGTAACCCGCCCCACTCTCCTGACGGACCATAGACGCAACCGAGCGACGCACTGGCGCGCCCGTGGTTTGGTCGTAGCCTTCTTGGAAGTTGTATGGGGCGCGTGCCGCCTCCTGGGCGCCGACCTTTTGCCCCTCCAGTTGGGCGATTGTTCCAAAACCCGGAAGAGGTTCGACGCGACCATCCCGAAATCCAACCCCTTTAGATGGGTCGGGGAGATAGACCGGCACCGAGCCCGGCAGGGTCGCATACGTGTTTGCTGCAAGGGTCGTCGGCACGTTAGCGACTTTCCACACCTCCAGCAAGTTGGGGCCGCCGGCAGCTTGCAGAGCCGCAATTTGCTCTAGCGGCACACCTTTGAGAGCGGAGGGGCTAGGCATGCTCTGCCCACCCAAAATGTTTTTGAGCATCCCGCTAATCTGCTCTTGCTTCTGCGCGCCAAGCTGCATCTGCTGTTGACGGAGAGCTGCTTGGGACTTGTTTTCCTCAATCTGAGAGTCCGTGTAAGCCTTCTTTGTCTGCCGATCTTGTTCGGCACCAAGCAATCCACCGTAAGTCTGCGCGGCACCAAGCAGACCTTGAAAGACGTTTGGAGATGCGCCAAGCGCACCCGCTGCACCCAGGATTGCGAGGGTTTTTGGATCGCTCCACGAATCGCCAAGTAGTCCGGCCATATTTACCCCTTACAGCCCATACGGCGTTGTCCCTTGCGCTTGCAAGCGGTTCGCATCGTACAGCGCGTTATTGCCGGTATTGTAGTTGTTGCCAGTGCTGAGATTGCCCCAGAGATTGCCCAACTGAGAACCAGCCAGAGCGCCGCCAATCGCTCCGCCCAGAGGATTAGACGGGCTTTGACCGGTGGTCGTGCTAGAGCCACCCAGGCCCGAGAACTGATTCACGGTGTTGGCATAGTTATTCAATGCGTTCTGAGGCGCCTGATAGAACGTATTGCCGGTGTTGTACATTCCCTGACCCAGGCCGAGATTGCCGTTAACACCTTGCCCGTAGAGGCTGGAGCCGAGCGCAATCGACTGCAAGTCTTGCCCGCGCTGTGCGGTGTAGAAGTTGTTTTGATTGTTCTGGGCGGAATTGGCGCCGTTGTAGTAACCGAGTCCAATCTGACCCTGGCCGAGCGCATAGTTCTGATCGGCAGTGCGACCGCCCAGAGCCAATTGGCCCTGGCCCAATGCATAACTGTTGTTCGCCTGAGTTTGCCCCAGAGCCAAGTTCCCTAGGCCCAAGTTGTAGCTGTTGTTGCTGTTCTGATAGCCAAGGCCCAGATTCCCCAAGCCCAACTGCTGAGCATTGCTGATTTGCTGCTGCTGAAGGGAGTTGGAAACATCGTTCTGGTAGTTGCCAGAATAGAGATTCGCAAGCGTGTTGTTAAGTCCAGTCTGGGCCATGCCCGCAGCAGTACCCTGTGCAATGCCCTGACGGTTAGAGCCGTAGGAGCCGTTGCCCTGGAAGTTGGATCCAATCCCCGCAAGCTGGGTTTGCAGGTTCTGATTGCTGTTTGCCGTCAGAGCGTTAGCCTGCTGCTGGGTGTATTGGTTAGTTTGGGTGGGTGCGTTGTAGCTGCCGTATTGGCCGGCCGAGACTTGGCCGGGCTGCATCATTCCCGGATCGCGCGTAAGCCCTGTCGTTAGGCCCCCAAAAGCGTTGGCAACAGGGGCGCCCACAGACGCACCAGCGCCGTACACCTGACTTGGCATCACCTGCTCAGCAGGCGCCAGATTGTCATAAGAGGGGATGTACATGCCATTACGAACCTTGGCCCCGCCTTCCAAGTCACGATCCGGGCCGAACCCGCTTTGCATGTAGCCTGCGGCATCCCGATTGATGTAGCCGTCAAAACCTGTTTCTTGTGCCATTTTTTAGCCTCCATTACCGAATTGCAGCCAATCTCGATTCACACCCATGCCTGACAGGTCTGCGTTAACGCCTGTCATCTGGGGGAGTTGGGCGTATCCAATGCTCTTGAGGTAGTCCAGAAACTCTGCATTTGCCGGCTGTTGGGCAGGCTGCTGAGCAGGAGCTTGTGCAACGGGCGCAGGAGTCATGGAGAACGGCGTTTGACCGCCCATTGCGCCCCCGGCTTGTGGTGCGCCAGGATTGGTGAGTTGCAGCGGCTGAGCTTGTGGCTGCTGCATGCCTGGGTCACGCGTCATCGGAGCTTGGTACTGGCCTCCCATGCCGGGGCGCTGAACTTGGAGCGATGCCTGACCGTTGCTGAATGGGTTAGATGCGGCGGTGGGGCCGAGCAAGCCTAGACCGGTGTTGGCGATCTGCGTGTATCCGGCCGAAGTGTTCGGATCGGAATAGATCTGATACTGCCGGTTCAAGCCATCGATCATCTGCTGATTGAGGCCGCTTTTGTTGCCCTGATACAAAGCAGAAGCGTCACCTAGCAGGCCGCCCTTGCCGTCTTCACCATACAGGTAGCGGTCTAGACGCGGATCGGTCGTCTTGGTCTGAGTTTGACTGCCAGTCGAACCACCAGTAGAGCCAGAGCCCAGAAGGCCGCCAATGACCGGCCCAGCCACCGCCCCAAGAATTGATTCCAAGCCCATCAGACTTCCTTTCGATATTTCCAAACCGGCGAGTCACTGACCCGGACAAATCCAAGACGGGTGACAAACGCATCACCGATCATGTTTCCCCGCGTCACGGTCGTAGTCGCGTAACCGTGCTTCTCGATCACTTCACCCAAGATGCCTAGAGCCGCTTTATTCATCCACCGGCCAAAACCGTCTGGATTGATGCAGGCGTGGATCTCTGGGCCTATCACTACGATTGCACCCACATCCTCGCCATCCACCAAAACGTCGTGCACTTCTGCTCCATCCACTGCGCGCATGAAGTCCGCATATGGAACATCTGCGCGGTCGCGGAGGGATTGCCAAGCAGTTGCTAGGCTCATCCCAAGAATCTCCAAGAACCAGAGCGGTACTGGTACAAGCCAGGCCCGCTGCTGAGCGTTGCCGCCCAAGGATTTACCGCCATTGCCGTTCCACCCTCTTTCAACCGCTTTGGGGGTACTGCAAGCGGCACGAAGTACACAACCTCTTTTGCCTGCTCGATAGCAGCCTGTATTTTCGCATGCTCAGTGACGAGATACTGAGGGATAAGCGTCGGGTCGGTCGGTGGGTTGCTGGGCGAATACATCAGAAGCCTCCACGGGTGCGGAACTCAATATCTAGCCCCTCAATTCGCCAGTTGGCAGAAACAAAGCTCTGTGCCTGCCATGTGATGAATTTGCCGGTAGCGAATAGATCCACTGTCTGTTGAGTGCCGATGGTGTAAGGCACCCAAGGCTTAACTTCTACAGCCCCGGTGGGAGTCATAGACCCCATGGCCCGGATCATGATGACCGTGCCAGTCGGTCCGCTTACTCGGGGACGGATGCGAGTGACGGTCTTGACCAGTTCTGGAGCATCCAAAGCCAAGCCCTGACGTTCAAGACGAGGATTGGCAAGTTGGTCAAAGAACAGGGTTCCGCTGTCGATCAATGCCAGGCCCGGACGAGAAGGAACAGAGAGTAGCGTTCGTTCCTGCTGTGCGCCGAACTCGATTTCATTCCATGCCGAGTTGTCCTGGTCCCATTCCTGCTGATCGCTGTCCCACTGCTCGTTAATGGAGTCGTCCACCTGGCCCGTATTGCCGCTGACAGCCTGGGGAATGTCGCGGAAGCTGATCGTGTTGTCTTTGTAGTTGTAGACGAGTGCTCGGTCACATGCACCAGTCGATTCCAACGATGGGTAGCACACCCAAACCTCATTGAAATAGATGTTCTTGACGAGAAAGCACCTTGTCTGACGGAACTCCGGGCTCATCGTCTGGAACAGGGTGCGGCGCGAGCCCTTGTCCAGAACAGACTTGAGGCTATTGCCGTCGTGGACGATTAGGTCCGTGTTCGTCAGGACGAAGTGGCTGCCATCCACTTCCACAACACAATCCCGGGCCAGAATGCCCGAAGTAGTGAACAGTGGCTGCACAGAGTACAGCGCATCCCCACCGGTGAACGTCACTTTGTAGGTGCTGTTTTCCCGGTAGATGATGAAGGCTTCGCGCATCGTCAGACCGTCAACGATGTTGCCCGCGCCATCCAGATCCTGAAGGTAGACGTTGCTCGTGAGGCTGGTTTCGTCCCACGACGCAGGGACAGACCCCGGATCGGCCGGTCCGCTGATCTTGAGCCGGTAGGGGCGACGCACGCCGCCTACAGTCATGTTCAAGGCGACCATGTTGAATCGCCATGGACGCATGACTAGCGCGCGGTCATTGGCAGGCCAGTTCGCCAGGGCGGTCAGCTTAGTTGCAACATCGACAGGATTCCACATCTGCGGGATGTCCACACCGTTATTGAGGATTGGGACGCCCGAGAGGATGCCGCCATTCCAGCGAATGTCGAGAGTGGCCGCGTAGTCGCCACCCGTCGTGCGCGTGATGTCTGTCCAGACCGCAGGCGTTCCCGTTACGGCATAGACCTTATTTGCTCCCGCTACGATCCAATACACGCCGCTTGGAAGGCGGATAGGGAAGGCCGAGTAAGGCGCGACAGGGATAGGTCCACCCGACACCGGATAAGCCGCTGTATGGCCCAGGAACGGCTCCGCATAGCCCTCACGAAACCGGACGTTGTTGGCGTCGGTGACGTAGCCAATCGGGAGCTCTGTTGCGGAGAGGTCCTTGTTAATCCCCGACAAAGGGGTGATGCGGGCAATAGGCATCAGCGACCCCGCAGGACTCCATAGGGCCGGCGCAGAGTGCTGCCCGACAGCTGTGCGGCCTGGTCCGAGCCCATCAAGGCAGTTACTGTGCTGTTGTAGTTCTGCACTTCCTTGAGCAGCATTGCATCATCGCCGGATCGGCGGGCCAGCTCGATCAGGAAGGCCGAGATGTAGACCTGGGGCGCGTTGATCGTCAGCCAGTTCGTGTCGGCATCGAGAACGGGAGTGGGAAACTTGCCGTAGTAGCTGTATTCGACCGTTGGGGAGGTCGGGGAGGGTGCGATAGCCAACGTGCTGTTGTTGACGCTATATGCGTAAGGGATGCCGCTTAGCTCGGAGGTGTCCGAAAAGTCCGCATAGGAGCGGTAGTCCAGTCGGTACTTGCCCGACTTCACGCGCTGCATCTCCAACCAATCGGCGGGGAGCGTAAAGGACGTGCCAGTCTTGAGCATAGGCGAGATGCGCAGGGCAGGGGTCGTCACCTCGCCGCGGTAGATGCGCTGCTCTACAACGGGTAGCGTATAGGTAATGCCTTCAGTTGCGTCAGCACGTGTGCCGTAGAACTGGACCGCTGCCTTAATCTCGCCGTAGTTCATTGTCGTGTGATCCCAAGAAAGCCAGGATAGGCGCAGAAAGCGGGATGGTCGCGGAAGAATTGCAGCTTGGCGTTCATCCGGTCTTGAGGATCTGGAATCGCATTGATCTGGTGCAGGTACAGGTCGGGGATGTGACCCACTTCCATGTCCTCATTGCGCTTGCGCATGGCATTCCGCGCTCGCATGCCCTCTACATGCTTGAGCACCGGCTCCATGTCCTGATACTTCTGGGTGATGAAGTCGTCACCTTCCCAATGCAGGATCGTGTGAACGCCCGAGTCGCTTACGCCATCGTGAAGTCGAAGGTTCTCGGAAAAGCCTTTAGTACCGCGCATTTTTACCCCTAAAATAGCAAAGCCGGGTCATGACTACCAATCACGCCCGGCCTCTGACCAATCAACGAGAAGGGCGTCTCATGGCTACCAGCGATCTTACCGCAGAACGACTGCGCGAAATGCTTCAATATGACCCAGATACTGGAGTCTTCACGTGGATCGTAGGCAGCATCCGCAATCCAGCCGGCTCTACCGCTGGCACTACGCGATCCACCTACCAAACCATTAGCATTCAGTACGTTCGCCACTTCGCGCATAGGCTCGCATGGTTGCACTACTACGGAGAATGGCCGAAGGGCAATCTTGATCACATCGATCACGACACCCGAAACAACAGAATCCACAACCTGCGCGACGTGAGCCAAGCCGGGAACATGCAGAACCAGATTCGTGCGATGTCTCATAACCTTTCGGGCCTGCTGGGCGTGTCAAAACGCGTGCGTGGTAAACGCGGGACCGTCACTTACTACGCCCGCATAAAGGTGGGGAAAAAGGTTCGCCATCTAGGATGCTTTGCATGCCCCCATGAGGCCCACGCCGCTTACGTTGAAGCTAAGCGCAGGCTTCATGAGACTTGCACTATCTAGGCGTTAGCCCCCGGTCAGATCCTTGATGGCAAACTGCGCCATCTCGGAACGCAGGCGCAAGGTGGCGTCTGCGATGATCTGGCGGCGGCGGCTATCGCCAGTAATGGCCAGGTCTTGATCGATAAACGCCCGGTCTTTCATATAGACCACATCGATGTAGTCCACGTTCAGACCGTACACGTTGGTCGAACCGGCCATCAGGTAGTGAGGCACGATCTCCAGCGGGCCGAAGTCCGAGGCGTACATGTCAGCACCACCGATGATCTTGCCCTGTGCGCCCTTGCGGTCCGAGACGTTGTAGCGGTTCACGGCGATACCCGTGAAGCCCGAGAACACCGTCTTGTGTGCTGGCGACAGGTATACGGCTTGCGGGACCTTGCCGGCAGCGATGTAGGTCGCTTGAACGGCGGTCTTCAGCAGCGCTTCGGTGAACGCACGGCCAGTACCTGCGGTTGGAGCGACAGTGGCAGCGCCCGAGGTGTGAGCCACAGTCGAACCGCCAGCTCCATGCTGAGCATTGCTAAAGATCATCGGGCCAAGGCCGGCCGACTTCGACGCCACGCCAGCACCGCCAGCGACAGCGACGTTGTTCGACACGATCATGGCCTCGATGTCGCGCTTCAGCTCGACCATCGCCTTACCTACGTTATAGGCCATCGCCGAGGTCATGCCGGCCTTCTTGACCTTCTCCGCACGACCCGACACGCCGATGGTGTCTTGGAAGATCTGGAGGTAGTTCGCCACGCGCTGCGGAGGCGTCTTGGCCGAGTTAGTCGCGTCGTCACCGTCGATTGCAGCGTTGTCCTTGTTGGCTGCGCGCAGGTTGTCGCGTTGCCACTCATGGTAGTTGCTGGTCGCCGTATCGCGGCCGGAAGCCGACAGGATCGGGGTTTCTTCGGGGTTCGTTTGGGTGATCTTGTCGATCAGATCCTCACGAACGTTGGTGCCCGCCGTGTAGCGGGTGTATGTATTTGCTGGGACTGCCATGATGGCTCCTTAAGAGTTACGCATCTGAAGAATGAAGGCCCCCAAGTCGCGCTCGCTAGCCCGTCCAGATTTGAACTTCTGGTCTAGCGCCTTTGTCTTGGACGACGGCACGGGTTGACGCTGAGCCGGCACACGCGCATTCGGCGCCTGCTTCGGAGCAGCTTTCGTTTCAGGCTTCTTGGCTTTGAGTTCCCGATACAGCGTGGCATCACGGAGCGCGCGGATCACCCGCACATCAGTTAGCGATTCCAGCTCCTCGGATTTGAAACCGTAGTGCTTGCGCAAACCCTCCGACGTATTGCGGAGGTCTTCCACCTTCACGCCCTCAGATTGGAGAATCTGAAGTGCTTGGGCTTGGGCTTGCTTGACCGCTTGAGCCTGATGCTCCATTGCCTGCTGCTGGCTTTGCGTGATGTTCGCCTGAATCTGTCCGAACGTACTTTGGATACGGCGGATTCGCTCAGTCTCTTTCACGTACTCGCCGGGCTGATGCTCGGCAAGGTAAGCCATCTGTTCGGGGGTCGGAATGCCCGCCAGTTGATTCACAGCCGCAAGTGCCATCTGCGCCTGAATCTCGAAGTGACGCCGGCCCTCATCGAGCTTTTGCGACACCATCTGTACAGCACTCTTTTCCCTATCGCCAAGCTCCATTGCCTTGCGGGTGTAGTCCGCATGACGCTGATAGCCTGCAATCAGTTCTGAGGTTGGAACCTCGATCTCCTGATCGGCGCCGTCTTCCCCTTTGACGGTGACTTTGTGCTTTTGTCCGCTTGTCTGCTCTTTGGGTTTCTCGGAGTCGTCGTCGGAATCATCTTCCTCGTCGTCCTCGTCAGCAGGGCTTTCTTCATCCTCGGAGTTGTCCTCTTGGGGCTCGTCGGCGTTTAGCTCGTCTTCATCATCCGGGGCCTCGATAGATTCGGGGTTGTCACCGATGAAGCTCGCCAGGTCATCAAGAGTTGCCGGGGCGTTATCCGCTTGTCCGTCGTTCATTTGATGTATTTCCAGTCTTACTACCCCCTTCATCACCAAGGGTAGCTAAGGGTCGCATCGCTGCGGAGCCCGGATGGCGGGTGATCGCCGTTATAGAAACTTGCCCATCGTTCGTTTCACAACGCCTTCGGTGCGCAAGTCTCGTTTCTCAATCTGATGCTCTGCGTATTTGCCGGATTCGATCATCCCCCGCAAAGACGCCTCAAACTTCTCAATGATACGCGCAGTGATGAGGATTAGTTGCTGCCCCTCCTTGTCGCGGATCGGGCATTTGAGCCATTCCTGTTGCGTTTCGGCCTTCATCCACTGCATTGCTTCGGAAAAGGCGGGGGAATCCAGCACTAGAGCGGCTTCTTTCCCCATATTCACGGTTTGCTGCTCGTTCACTGCTGGACCTCTTGCGTGATTTCATTGGTCGCGGCAACGGTGGCTGGATCAATTTGAGGGACTTGGCGCCCCATATCAGCGACCTTGACCTTTACGGCGGCATCTAGCTCGGCCTTCCATCGCTGGAATTCCATCTCTTGCTGTTGACGAGTCGTATCCATCATCAACCGCTGTTGGGCCAGTTGGTATTCACTTTGCGCCTTGAGTGCCTGCTGTTCCGACTCGGCCCGCTGACGCACGATGTCGGTCTGCTGCTGATACTGAGCGCGTAGCTGGGCGATCTGTGCCTCTTGCTGCATCCTCATTTGCTCAAGCTGGCCGTTGGCCTGCAACTTCATGCCTTCAATCTGCTGCTGGGCCTGGGCTTTGATAACAGCTTCTGGAGGCTGCTGCTGCGGTGGCGGGAATGGGGCGGGCCCCGGATCGGTCCAGTAATCCTGCACGTTGCGGAAGCCTGCCGCGTCCAGCATCTTCGCCTGGGTGTTATAGATCAACTGAGGCTTGAGCAGCATTGGGCCCAGCGGAGACTGCAACACACCCATTTGGGTTTGGAACAGCTGATTCAGGATCGCCAACTGCTGTTGCTTGTCGCCAGTACCCAGGCCGACGTTCACGGTCATGTGGTACGTATCACGCCACTGCGAGGGATCGACCTGCACGAACTGGCCACGATTGCGGTAGGCCAAAGCATCCATGTCGCCCTCGGTCAAGAGCTTGAGAATGCCCTTGAACACCGGCTTCAACAGAAGCTCCGACGCCATGCGGGCAATGAGCTTGATCCGCTGCTTGGCTGCGTTAGCCGTCATCACCACCTCTTGGGCGGTTCGGTCGTTGCGGAGCGTGTTGGGATCCAGGCCCTGCTGCTGCTTGGACACCCCGGTCCGCTGCTCGCGCATGTGGTCGATGTACTCCATCATGCCGAACATCTGAGCGCCGACGAATGGAGTAGCCTCTACGCCTAGAGCATTCTCGCGCTTCATGCGCACGAAGCCGCCAGGACGACCGTCAAGCAGGTCGTCCACATCAGCATAGGGCGCACCCTGCGCGTCGGTCAAAACCGTGTTGCGAGGGTTGTTTGCGAGGACGGCGTTGTTCACCACCTGGCGCATCAGCTCAGTGCGCAGCCGCTGGATGTCTGCAACCGACTCGGCCACAGACATGCCGTCCCACTGATGCTGAATCAGGATGGGCGACCATGTGGCAACCGGGACCTGCGAGCAATCTTCTGCCGACAGCACCTTGTCGCCCAGGCGGTAGATTTCCAGCCGCTCTGCGATCCCATCCCCGTCTCGATCGCACAGCACCCATTCAATGCGTAGCCAGCCAGTGGTTTGGGACTCGTCCTCGGAGTCAATGCCGCCCTGGGTGTCTTCCTCGCGGTACTCGCCATCGTTAGGCCGGCGCAAGGCTTGGTCATGGATGGTCGATCCACCATTTGGACGGTCAGACGCGGCCAGCTCATCCGCATCCACATCGTCAAATCCCATCTGTCGCAGGTCGGACAGCGTCACTTCCATTAGGCGAGCGACGTAGGGGCAATCGTCCAACTCGGGAGATGTCCACGACCGGTCAATCAGGACCATCTCGGGGTCCAGAGCCTCGACCTTGATCTTCTTCTGCTCAGACATACGCGTCATGCGCATCGTCATGAGCGGCTCGCCCATCAACGGCAAACCATCCTCTCCAACCACCACAATCCCCATGTTGGGGTCGATGACCGGCTGAGGGATGTAGGTAATGCGCTCTTCGTCGGGGCGCTCCCAGCCTTCCTGCTCCATCATCCGGGCCTGCATCTCCGGGATGCCACGCACGGTCATGGCGTCAACCTTCTGCTGCGTCTCCTTGCGCCAATGCAGATAGCCGTTGCGCAGCATGAGGGCGTCCTTAAACGCGGTCATGAGCAGCAGGAAGCCGTTATTGTCTTTGGTGAAGATGAAGTTGCACGTGTCCGTGGCTTCTTCTGCGCCCTTCACCTCGGCGCTCGTGGATGGCTCGAACTCCACCGCACGGTCTGTACTCGTGAAGATGTCTACCAGCTCCGGCAAGATCCACTCAATGGTGTCCTGGACGTCGCTGGTGACGATCTGGCTCCAGCCCTCTTCCTCATTCCCATAAGGCTGCTGGTAGTAATCCTCGATTGCCCGCTTACGGGCAGTACGTAGCGCGCCGAATGTGTAATCGGCTGCGGCGCTCTCCTTGTTCTGGAGAAGCGTCAGCAGGTCCTCATCATTGATCCGGCGCGCCATGTCTTACTTAGCCTTCTTGTCGGCCTTGCCGTCGTTTACCAGGCCCTTGACCTCGCGTGCCACTTGGGTAGCAGCTGCGTCGATCTGCTCCTGAGTGGCCTTCACGTCAGGCTTTACACCCGATGCCAGCTTCTTCAGGTCGTCAGGGTTAGCCGGATCAAGACCTTCCATCACCTGGGCAACGCCAGCCAGCTCGGGCTTGTCGCTCGAAGTGGTCGGGTTTGGAGTGTCAGGAGACTTGCCGGACAGCACGTCCGACTCGACCTGTTGCTCCACCTTGGCCTTGAACTGATCTTTGGTGATCTGGCCCGTAGCCGCAGGAGCCGGCACGCCACTGGTCTTCATGCCTTGCGGAATGGCAGCAGGAGTAGGAGCGTTGCCAGCCTTGCTCTCCGCTTCTTCCTCCAGAGGGCTCTTAGCCGAAAATGGAGGAACACCGAAACGCTGCGAGCCGTCCGGGTAAGTGTGCGCTTCAGTCGTAGGCACTTCATCGTCACCGCGTTGGCGGCGGACAAGCTCGCTAGCAATGTCGCGTTCGTTCTGGGTTGCCATCATCTATCCTTTTCAAACGGCCCAATCAGGCCAGAATCCGGCGACGTGCCGGGTATTGAATGGGCTTGTTCTGCTGCGGCAGTTCATACGCCAAACACATCAGCCCGAAGGCGTCCGCATCATGGCTAGCCCAATCGTGTTCGGGTCCGAGCCCGATACCTCGTATCTCGTCCCTTTTTTCATGATACCAGCCGAGCGAGGTTCTGCCTGCTTCGGTTGTTTCAGCATTAAACCAGATTGACGGGAATAAACGCCTTGCAGCCTCAATTCGAGCCTTTGCAGCGCCCTTGCCTTGATTCGGGACAACCGTCACGGCATAACCGGCTTGTTGAAGAGCCGATTCATAGGAAACGTCGAATACCTTGTCTTGGGTGCTGCCGTCATGAGGAAGCCAGATTCCCAGCTTCTCAGGCTCGTAGCCCTTCTCACGCATCCATTGCAGGTGAACCGCCAAAGGCTGCCCCTGGGCGGTGTAATGGTCCAGCACGCGCACCTCACGACCTACGAACTGCGCTACCCACATGGAGAAGTGGTCAGCCCTTGCTCCAGTACCGCCAATGTCCACGAACGCCCGATGGCTCATGAGCGGATCAGCAGAAACCCGACCGATGCGACCCTCTAGCTTTGCTTTCGCCAGATCCTTTGCCCAATACGCACCCTCAAGGACAGTCGCATAACCGCCCTCCCAGATGTGGTCGTACTGCTCGGGGCGTTCTTCCAGATCTGATTGGCGGTCCCGCTCCAGCTTGGCAGGGAACTTGGGATTGTCGCGCCAGTTAAGTTCTACAACCTTGACGCGAGGGTTCTTGGATAGACGAAACCGAGCCTCAACCGACGCTTTAGGGCGCTTGGGGTTCCACGTCACCCATAACTCAGCATTCCAGCCCGAACCTTCCTCCCGCAAAGTGGGGATAAGCGTGGTGAACGCCTCATCCGTCACCGGCTCCGCCTCATCCACCCAGCACAGGAGCAATCGCCCCTTGGACTTGATGGAGGCGATGTTCCGGTCCAAGCCAGCAAAGGCGAAGCTGATCCGCCCGTCATGGCTCTTGATGTACTTGTCGCCTATGTCGTAATAGGCTTTGAGAAACGGCTCATCTTCAATGGCCCGCTTGCACTCCTCTAGGCTGGAGTCCTCTAGCGAGTTCATGAACTGGCGAGCGCAGAGGAGAATGCCACTGATGCCCGCCATGCCGTAGATGTAGCCCTTTACAGCAGCCATCTTGGCAAAGCTGCGGGTTTTGGCGCTTCCCCGGCCTCCGTAGGCGCCACGAACGTCTGCCTCCCCGTCGAATACGGGGATCAGCTTATCGGGGATCTCAATCTGGGCGGTGGTCACGCATTGGCACGAGTTGAACGGCAGTAATCGCCACAGGTCCGCCACCGTCACCGACATGCTCAGTGCGGCCGAGCTTGGGAACGTGGTACTCCACTACGCTCTGGAATAGCTCGAACGCCTTGGCCGGGTTCGGCTTGATGTCGTATTCAGGAAGGCCCTGGGCCACTTGGTCGAGCCATTCAGTGAGCCTGTGCGCGTTTCCGTCCACAAACATACCTATGGCTTGCCTTGCCTCTTGCGTGGCCTTGTTGGGCGTTCCAGGTGCCCTGCCGCCGAGTCTTACGCCCTTCTCAGCCATGAGAGCTACTCCGGGCTACTTCAGCGGCCTTATTGGCAGCCGCGCAAGCTGCGCTATATGCCTGCATAGACTCAACAACCATGCGGGTCATGCGCTCCCAACCAGCTGCGTCTTTCCATTCTTTGTCTAACCGAGCAATGGCCTCTTTACTTAGAACAGGCTTTGCTTTGGGGTGGTCGGCGGGGCCAATCCATACTTCCATCAGGGCTTCTCCTTGCGGGCTTATCTGATTGGCGCCTACGCGCCTAGATTTATGATTTCTGGACGGCAATGCAGGAAAAGCTGATGCCTGTTGCGCTGCCGCCGAAGATGTTGAACCCACTCAATGCGGTGATAAGCGGGCCTATCAACAGGATACCACTCAATGACGGCAGAAGCTGCCCTCTATACGCCTTGAGCACTACAGCCGTGTAGTTACCACCGCCATCTTGGATCCAAGACTTGATTTTAAACGAGATCGGCGGATTGTCGGCCAGCTCTTCATACATGCAATCCAAGCCCGGCTTATCGGCAAACGTCCGAGTAAACGTGATGGTAGCCTCATTGGAGGCATTGAGGACGCCCCACGTAACGCTGGTGAGTCTAGGGTGCTTGTGATCGCCTCTGGATCCCTTGTCCATCATCCCGGCCTGGGCGGTCGTGACTTCAGCGGAAGGAGCAGCATCAGTTAGGAGAGCCTTGGCGACCGCTACGGGGTTGGGGAGGATGACTCTCGTAGTCATCAGTCTCCACTCCCCGGCATGATGTGGAGGGTAGTCGTCTCGCCGGTCTTGGTCTTGGCGTTGACGAAGCCTGCGCCTACCTTCCCATGCACCTCCAGAAGACCTGCCGGCACGATCATGTCGTAATCGTCTGGCGTCTGTGGAGCATTGGTATAGCGGATCCGGCAGTCCGATGGGCCTGCGTTGTACACGCGACACTGGAATGCGGATAGCTGGATGGGCTGCGAGACCCCTTGATCGGTGACGGCTAGTGCGGTGCTGAGCCCGCTAGGTGTCCAAGCCATTGATACCCCCTGAAATAGATTCAGGGAATTATGCCCGGATCAAGGCTGTAGGGCTAAAGAAAAGCGGCTTGCCTATGTTACTAGACAAGCCGCGAAAGCCTACCAACAGGCCATGGTCAACAACGGGAGCGAGAACATTGATGGTGACTGGCTTTGAACCAGCGCCCGTCCACCCCTAAAGATGTCGCGCATTTCCCAGGCAGCTGCGTCCGGGCGCGTCCAATGGCTCTACCAACTGAGCTACACCATCAAGTCGCCACACTGTGCGCTTCACCGGGAACCCCAGCAGCAATGCAGCGACTTGATAGTCCCGGTCTTTCCCGAGTTGTCACCACACCTTACGGTACAGCTTCTTAGACTGCTGCTCGCGCGTGGTCCCGCATTGGTAGTTGATGGTGGCCGCGCTTGATAGCGGCTAAGCGTTGACTTGCTCTCAATGACGGTCGCAGTGTCAGTGCGATGGCCCGCATCTCTATTGGCACGTCCTTCCGTGCTGCACCATCAGGGGTGCCTACTCTCATAGACACTTACCACGCCATTACTCACGGTTTTTAGCCGCGTCATCGACCAATCGCTTTGGCGAGCAAGCCGGACTCGAACCGGCACCCCTGATAGCCCTCGTCTTTCCGAGGTGTCAGTGGCTGCCTGGCTGCCATCTCACCGGATCACTATCCGACACCGCTGAAACAAGCCCTTTGCGATCACTGCGGCCTATTACTCCGCAGCTTAAGGAGTGAAAAATCGCTTGGGACTTGCTTGATCTATCGCAATCCTACTTCACCCAGCCATCCTAAGCAATCACTTTGCAACTAGGATGCCCCGACCTGATCCTGTCCTGAGTTAGCTGAATCGCACGCTCATAGGTGGATCGCGGAATAGCCGTCCTCTGGGCGTCGTGCCAGGCGAACAATTCACGGAACGCCTGCACCTCGTCCTTAGTAGCTTCCAGCTTGCCCCACTTCTCAAAGCGCCTCATCACGGCCAGACAGGCCTTCTCGCCCTCCTGGCATGCTTCGGAAGCCTCGCGGCCTATCCCTGTATCTGCCATTGTCTCGCAGACATTGAGCATTTCAGTGATGCCGCGAAGGTCGGCCATCGTAGCTTGCCCTCTAGCGAATGCATCGATCTGGCCTAGCTCCAGTAGCCGCACCTTGTTTAGCGTGGCTTCTGGAGTGATGGCAGCGCCTTCCCGGGCGTGGGTTAGCGTGTCGATCAAGGCGTACACCTTGCGTTTGCAGCGCTTGCGGGTCATGGCTTTCGGCCTTTCCTGGCTTTGCCCTCGGCTCGGTATGCGTCCAAAGACTCTCTGCGCCAGTACCCCAACTCCACTAATTCGTCGCCGGCATCCGCAACCGGATCTTTGCTATCCCCCACAGCAATGATTTCCAAGGCTTGACGAAGCCTATCTCTCTCATCAAAGACGAACCGAATTTCGTCAATCACTTTCTGCGTAGTTAGAGTGAAGTTGAGGCTCATGCTTGTTCTCCTTGTGCGGGGCGGATGGCGTAACCCAGCCCGGGAGTCCATGCCGGCTCTCCTTCGCGCATCCAATATTCCTCACACTCCCCCTTTAACACCTCCTCAATGTGGATCGAAGGCATCCACTCCATCCCCGGCTTGTAAGCCGCCTTGATCTTGTTGTGGTCGCCTGGCTCGCTCACCATAGGCCATTGGGGTTCTTCTTTGACTAGGCGGTAGGCAACGATACACAGATCAGTCAGCATTCCGCCTGGTCCACGGCCCCAATTCCACGTCTTTGCTTTTTTTGCAATTCCAAGATCTGACAAAGATCCTGGGTTGTGGAACTTGACCTCTACGACCGCGTCCAAATCGACCGGCCTTTGACCGCCGTTGTGTTCAATCCACCCATCCGCATCAGGCTCTGCAACCTTGGCGGCATCTTGAGATTCGCACTCACCAATGCCAGCCTTGGCATGCAAACGCCACGCCACTATATCCCGCGTTGTTATCCATGCCCGGCCAGCGCCCCAATCCGTTGCATTCCTAGTATCTGGGATCTGGTGATACATCATCGCCGGAATGCCCAACGCCTCAACACCATCGCGGTACTTCACATCAACAAGCGTCATCACCGTTACTGGACACTCACCACCCTCCCACGGAATCCATCCATCAATAGTTTTTTTGATGTGCTCGGCAAAATATCGGGCGGTTGAACGTTGGTACTCTTTCTTGACATCTTCATAGTCAGGCTGTGGGTGGTCGCCGGGCAGATCGGGGAACTCCTGAGAAAACTCCTCAATCAGCCGCTCCAGATGGTGCCTGGCCTTGGAAATGTCAGTGTCGCCACCCTTCTGCCGCTCACGGGCCAGATAGACAATGGCGTTTCCTTTTTGCCAGCCCCGGTACTCTTCGGGCGTGAGCCAGTGCTTGAGTACGTTCCAGGGCTGTGCATGCTCTGGAAGTTGTGCATAATGATTTCCGCCTTCTTGGCGCTTAGATGCGTCGCTCATAGCTCTCTTTCGTTGTTGGTAGGTGGATCATGCAGGGTCTAGCTTTCATGATCCTTACAGCGCATGGATTCTTCTAGCTTTTGTCGCACCCACTTGGAGGCGCCTAGCTTTTTGAACTGGGCGTGCTGGTCGGGGGTTAGGCTGATGCTGGTGGGCACCCGGTGCGCGCCGGGGGTCAGGGGTTTGCGACCGGGTTTTGTGGGAGCAGGCACGACGTTTTTTTCCAAAAGATCAAGCAGTAGCGAGTGCTCAATGTCGCCGATGCAATATCGGTAGGGCTGCGCAGTGCCAAGTTTGTGGAGTGCCAACACGCCGTTTCGCTCGCGCACCACGGTCCAGTCTTCAGGGAGTCCGCCCTGTTCGTGGCCGGGCTTGAGGCCCCCGGCGGGGCTTGTAGTGACGCTCATGCTGGGCAGCCATTCGAGAACCAATCCAGACGGTCGCAGGCTTCGCTGTAACCCATGTCCCAAGCAATCAGCGAAGTGCTGCGATCTTCGCGGATGCGAAAGATTTGGTACTTGGTGTGTTCGCCGGACACTTTCTTCTCTTGCAGTTTGTAGGCGCCGCCGGATTCAGACTTGCGGGTTTCGATGGTGGTGATGCTGAAGGTCATTTGCTGCTTTCAGTTGGTGTGAGCCTCAATTATGCACTACAAAACACAGCAACAGTAATACCCGATCAATCTTTCCGGTCTTTTCGTAGTGCTGCTCGGTAGTGCGCAGCCAGTTCGTCATGCTCAGCCGCCGTCCGCTTGCGCGGCGCCTGATCCGTCTCCAGATGCAGCACCAATGCCTCCCCATATCTCGCCACCATCCCGGCGCGCATGCCTATAGGATTGCCGTGAAGGTGCAGGTTACAGCGGACGCACTGCCTAGCCAGGTTGCGTTCATCCAGCGCCAAGTGCGGGGCGGAGCCGCGAGTGCGGTAGTGCCCTGCTTGATCGCCCTCCTTAGCTGGCGCGCCACACGAGATGCAAGGCCGGCCCTTATCCCGGCCATGCACGATCCATGCATTGAGGGCCTTCTGTGCCTGCGCCTTGTGCCATGCCGGGCTGCGCAGCTTCGCCTTCTTCGCCTTGTCCGCCTTCTTCTCCGCCGCCTTGTCTGCCTTTACCTTCCTATGGGCGCAGGTGGGGCTGCATACGGCTTGCAAGGGTCTTGCAGGGGTGAAGGGCTTACCGCACTGCTTGCAGGTCTTGTGGGTCATATGACGGTGGTTTTACGCTTTGCCTTAGGAAAGAACACCAGCTGCGTTATGGGGAACTGGATCTCATCTTCTGGCCCGGGACGGGCGCCGTTGATCAAAACTGCTTTGTTGCGCAACCAGCGGCGAACCTCAGAATTGGACGCGGGCTCGCATTCCTTCTCGATGGACATAGGGATCACGCCCAAATGCATGATCAGCCCAAAAGCTTTCATATGTGAATCGCCACAGACACAAAGGTTATCCCAAGCATTAGAGCAAGCAGGCCGGCCAGTTCTCCGCGCTCTTTGATGAAAAACGCGAACACAACCAGAAGCGCACCCACAACCGCCAACGCAAGTTTTCCCGAGTCAGTCATGAATCCATCCCTCCCCATTCCCTGGGCGCGCTCACAGGCACCCTGTATTCCACACAGAACGCCTCCAGCCACGTGATGAAGGCCGCACCCAGCTTTACCGTCAGATCGCGCGTTTGAAGGCCCAGCAGCACCGTCTCCCCCTTCAATCCACGACCAATGCGAAGCTCTCCGAAAGCTTTCCACTCATCCGGGAAGTCTTTGAGGGTTTCGATGCGAAAAGCACTGAGTAGGATCCGCTTGGCATCATCCTTGTCGGCTAGGTCACCTTTCAGATGATCCGATACGGCGCCTATCAGCTTGTGGAAGTGCCTGCTCTGTCCGTCCTTGCGCGTCTCCACGTTTACTGACACCTTGAGCGGCGCTCCACCAGCCACCAACCATCCCTTAGTCTCATGCTCTGCCTTCTGGTAGAACTGATGGGCTTGGATGGGCGACCGAAGTGTGGCGGATAGCTTCATCGCGCGTCCACCTCCATAGGCACACAGATACCTGACAGATCTCTACCCTTGTCCAATTGCTTTGCTCGTTTTTCTATCTGAACGACAGCGGAAATGCATTTCGCCTCGGAATAGAACTTTCCGCCGACTACCGGAGAAGTCGCATAGCCGCTTGTCATGAAAACAAAAAGTGTCCACATGATCACGCCAATTCCTCCCGCTTGTCGGTGCTAGGCACCTTCTTCCACGATAGGGATTCGTCTTGAGCGTCATCGCCGGGATCGCGAATGGGGCGAAGTTGCATATCCGCCAAAAGATTTCCAAGCTCTGGGAATGTATCGCGAGGCAGATGCCTATCCACGCGCCATGTCGGCTTCGCACCCTGCCTCCACGGGAACAAACCAACGTATTCCAAGCAGGTCACAATCTTCCCTTCATTCCCGGCGGGACTAAAAACTATCACCGCCAAATCCCCAGGTTTACAGTTCATTCTTCACTCCTGTTAGTTGATGCCGCCATCATCAGGGGCAATGCTTTCATGGACCTTACATTCCTGCCGATTCGCCAACTTATGCTGGATGCAGATGTCGCGAATGAACTTGCCTGCCGCACCCATTTCGCCTGTCAGCGTGTTTTCCTCGGTCAAGCAGTCTCGACCCGAAATGCGGTGTACCGTCCAGCCTAGAGCGGCCAGGATCCGGTCGCGCTCTGCGTCCTTAGCTTTGTCCAGGTGGAAGGCAGCCCCATCGCATTCGATAGCCACCTTAGCAACCGGATTGCCAAAGTCCACGAAGAACCGATCCACCGGGTACTGCGGATACATCACCAGCCCCACATAGCGGATGTCCGACCACAAGCCGAGCTCTATTGGGGTGAAAACGTTAGTCCAGTCGATCTCATAGGGGTGGATTCCCCAAGCGTTCGCGCCAGCCTCCATGATCTCGGCATGCGCGTCACGGTAGAAGCCCCGAAGAGCAGGCGCTTTGTTGTACCAATCCTTGCTCAGAATGCCAAGGTGGTACTTCATGCGGACGCCCGAGCGCTGGATGGATTCAACTACGCCGATCATTCAAACCTCCCGGTGTGCTTGGTCTTTTCCTTGGTCGGAGGCTTTCCGCTCCAAGAGGTGAACAGGGTTTGATCGCCCTGGTAGTACAGGTCCAGATCACCGCAACGGCCTTGCCGATTCTTCGCCACGCGTAGTTTTGCGTAGTTGGCCCATTCCGGCCCGAGCTCTGGCGTTGCCATGATCGGGCGCTTGATAAACAGGATGACATCCGCGTCTTGCTCGATTTCGCCAGAATCCCGAAGGTCAGACATCTTGGGCATCTGGTCCGGCTTGTCTTCCGCCTGGCGATTCAGCTGCGCCAGGCAAAGTATTGCGCACCCCATTTCCTTCCCCAGCGCCTTGAGGCCCCGGCTAATCTCTCCCAGCTGCGTATTCCGGTTCTGCTTTGGATCCAAGCCACTCATAAGGCCAATGTAGTCCACCACCAAAACATCCAAGCCATGCTGCCGCCGCATGCTCCGGGCCTTTAGACGGACCTGGTTCAGGTTCAGGCCGCCTTGGTCGCTTACCCTCAGTCTCAGTGTCTTTGCGCTTTCAACCCCATCCATCACCCGATCCCACGCCAAACCTTCACCACGCGATGGTCGCTTAATGCTCGTGAGAGACACCCGGCCCAGCATGGCTGTCAGCCGATCCCGCACCTCTTGGTGGGTCATCTCCATCGAGAGAAAGCCGACGCTGTGCGTGCGGGCGATATGGACAGCGATAGACAGCCCCAAAGCCGTTTTGCCCATGCTTGGACGAGCTCCAACGATCACGAGCTCACCCGGCCGCAATCCGCCTTCAAGGTAGTCGTCCAGATCTGCCAGCCCGGTTCCAATCGCCTGAGTCTGTCCGCTGGCGCGATCCTCGATGACTTGGGTGTGCTCAACCATTCCTTCGTATGCACCGATCCAATCGTCTTTTGGCGCATCTTTTACCAAGGTGGCTAGTAGGGCCTGCCCAGCGTCGATTCGTTCGTCTATGGGCCGCGTGTGGTCCTGCGCGAGCTCTGTTATCTCGGCACTGACCCCCGCAAGTGCCCGGGACTGCGAACGCTCGATCACCATGTCCGCAAAACGCCGCACATTTGCCGCGCTTGGGACGTACTGAGCCAAGACGCCGAGCTCCTCGAAAGTCACTTCGCCTTTGAGTGCCAAGCCAACGCTCATCACATCGCAAATCTCGCCCTTGCCTATCTCGTGCGCGATTTCAGCAAAGATGATCCGGTGCTTCTCGACGTAGAAGTGAGACGCCTTGAGGCGGTCGGCGATCTTGTCGAACGCGCTGTTGTCGAGGAGAAGAGCTCCGAGGAGTGCGTATTCCGCTTCGATTGCCGAGCTCATGCAGCCTCCCTTGTTTTCTCGATAACATGCTTTTTACCCTTGTCGGTCAGGAGGAAGTCAAGATCACACTGCCACGACTCGTGACCTTGCTTGCGGGAATCCTGGCCCATGAGGAATGCGTTTTGACGGACACGGAGGAAGTACTCGCCGATCCAAGCCATTGCCTGATCGTGGTCTTGAGCTCGTGGCTGGCCGTCAGATTTCTTGCTCGTGAGCACCCAGCGCCAGAACGAGGACAGCGCTCGCTTACGGCTGTCGTTGATCAACCGAACGGCAGGGAGCTCGGGAAGATGCTCGTGGTACAGATCGATCAGCTTCTGTTGCGGGCAGGTCGGCAACTTGCCGACAGAAGCGTTAGCTTCTTCTTCAATTGGTGTTGGTGTTGGTGTTGGTGTTGGTAGCTCAGCATCCGTTGAGCGAATGCTGAGCGTCCGTTGAGCGTTCGCTGAGCGAGCGTTGACAGAAGCCTGAGCGGACGCTCTGGCCTTCTGCTGCTTGTCCTGCATCTTGGAGATTTCCGCGTCGCAGCGGACGTGCGACCAGCCCTCGTCCGTAAGACTGAAGAACTCCCCAAGCACTGCCTCTATCTCTTGAACAGACGAGCGGAGACGGATCAGCCGCGCCAGTTCGGCAACGTCTGCGGGCAATGGAGATTCTCGGAGGTAGTACAGATCCAGAAGCCGGCGATAGGCCAAGTCTTCCAGCGGCTCCAGATGAGCCGTATGCGCCATGTAGTCGCCCACATGGAATGGGAAATAGTTCATGCGACTTTCCATAAGAAAAGCCTTGCAAGACATCCTCATCTTTCGATGTTGGCGGACCGGATAACGACCGGCAGGATGCCTTGCAAGGCTCCGTTATAAGCTCCCCGCCAAGGGAGTGCCAGGCATTTGCTGGCGGAACAATTGTAGCCCACCCCTACCAGATATCCACAATCATGTTGGTGAAATTGAAGCCGAACTGCCCCGGCTTATATTGCGCTGGATGCTCTCTGTTGTCGTACATCTCGCAGCCGAAGCTTGTCATGCATAACAGTACGTCTTCTGGAGTCGTATCGGCGAACCCGAACACCTCAAGAGCATTGAGCATGTTCTGTCGGGTGATGTTCCAGTAGAAGTCAGTTACGGGCCGGGATGAGCGGCCATGCATCTGAGTAGATCCATAACGCGTAACGTACTTGGAGTCATGCCCTGGCGCCATCGTCCCGGACACCCACGTTTCGCCTTGGGTCACGTCTGGTGCACTGTCTTTGCCATCAAAGCCAGGGTCGTAGAGATTTCGGCTATCCCAGAATCCAGTAAGGATGCTGAATTCTGCTATCCCCGGCACGAAGTCTCGCCCATCGCTTCTGCGCCAGGTAGAGCGCCAACCTAGCTGCCCACCCACTCCAGGCTCTTTCCCGGCAGGCGGATCAAACCATATAGCATCTAGCTCGACACGGCAGGCCATATGCAGGCACTGCTCAGAGCCTGGGCCTTGATAGACTTTGGGCGAGAATGCCCACTTCGCTAGCTGGATGCTTGGACCGTAACCGCGAACGCTGCCGTTCGGCTCGAAGTCCGATGGCGTGTCAAAGCCGTTTAGGAACATGCCTATCCCGCCTTGACCATCTATCACAACACCCGTAGCAGTGCCTGTAGTGGCTTGCTCTGAGCCTGATATGCCGCAGTAGCTGGCCAGGTTGATGTAGGGCGCGCCAGCATGGAGCATCTTGACGCCTGGCGACTGCCAATACGGGTCGTAGAAGACCAAGTGACCTCCGTCGAAGTCATCGGACAGTAGTTGGCTGATTGTCTTGCCGGCGATGTTGTCCGGACCAAAGTATCTGTAGGGCATGGCGGCTCCTGGTTATTTTTCGGACAATAGCGTCCGCAACACGCCCGACCCGCGAGCGTGGTACTGAGGCTATGAATCAAAAAATACTGAATCGGTAGCGCTCTCGCCGCCGATAGGCTTTAACACTGGCTCAAGATTTCCATAGCAGTCATAGCAGTAGGCGACAGCATCAGGGTGCATCTTGGACAGGGCCTCCATGAGTTCAGCTACGGTCATGACTCACCCCGATCTGCTTTCGGGGTTGTGATGCCCCAGCCGAACCAAGCGATAGCCGCGAACAGCATCAGGCCAACGGGCAAGCTAAACAGGGCGACCGGAACGCCCACGAGCGCGGCGGGCACGAACACGAATAGGATGCGCATCAGTGTTTTCATATAGCCGCCATGCGCTTCTTGCGCGCCAGTGCAGCATCGCTGCGGCTGATGGTGATGCTGTTAAGTGCCTTGGGGGCCAGGTTGACCACTCGATGGCCGCGCACGTTCAGGACGGTTGTGGGCAGCATCTTGGTCTGGCTCTCGTTCTTATGGTAGGTTTTGGGCAGTGCTGCGGGCATCTCCTTGCCTCGCGGCCATTGGAGTACGTCAAAGGCGCATTTGGTGGCTTGGATGCGGGCGGTGATGTCTTCCCAGGTGGTGGGGGTCATGCTTGCTCCTTTGGTGAGTTGACGATGTGGCCGCAGCGGGTGCATACGTCGCCACGGTAGATCCTTTGCGTGCCAGCCTCTATCAATCGCACCATCTCAGATGCGTAAACCAGCGACCCGGCCGGGCTATTAACCTGAGGCGGCTTCCTGTCATAGCGCGCCTCGTACTTGTGGCCCAGGATGCGGCCTATGCCTTGGCAGTTCATGCGGGATCCTTTGGTTCTTCCATGTCGATGATCCGAAACAGGGAATCGCGGCACTCAGTGGCTTTTCTCTGCGCGGCTTGGTGTTCGGCTTTGGCTTTTTCTAGGAGATGCTGCCGGGCCTCTTTCCATGTCGGGAAAAAGCTTTGGTATCGGTCCTCCTTCGCGGCACGAACCTCTCGGTGCGTGTGTTGGCGCTCGCCAACTGCCTGCAAGTTTTCGTCGAAGCCTCCCGTAAAAACTATGATCGGTTCTTTGTAAGTGACGTACTTGGCTGTTGAGGCGATCACTTCTACGGGTTCTATGTGCTCATGCCACGCGCGATACCACGTGCTCATAACTGATCCTTAGTCTTGGGCTTGTGCCGGCGCAGGGCCTCTGCAATAGCCACCCGGGTTACGGGAGACACAGGGTAGTCATCACCCTTTGCCTTGATGCGCTGGAGCGTGCGCAGTGGAATGCCACTCTTGACCGCGAAGGCCGAGAGGTTGGCGATTGCTCCTAGTGATGCACTTAGGTTTGTCATGGCCGCAATGGTACATGCATGTACGCCATGTGGCAATGCCCGATTGCGCCATATGGGTATTGCGCAAGGATGCCAGATGGCGTTATGATTCGTCCATCAACACCGGAGCAACAGCATGCACAGCGACGACCCGATCCAAGACGCCAGCGACCACTACGAAGCAATCGGCCGCCTGGCAGATGCACAGAACAGCGCAGAGGAAGCCATGCACCGTGACTTCCTAAAAGCCACCCAAGGCGATCTGAATGCAGAGGCTCACTTTGCCCCGCTGGTGAGGGACTTTAGACGCGAGGTAGAGCGCGACCCAAGGACCAACCGGATCACCTTCACCCCCAAGCGTCAGCCTACCGTAAGGGAAGTCTTGCAAGATGCCATTGAGACGGGCGACATGATGAGCAAGGTTCAAGACATGCTCATTGCAGGCGCTCATGGCGAGGATGTGCGGTTTACCTGCCGTGAGCTTTTGAACCAGATGGCGCTGCGGTATGCGGCGGATAACAGTGGAGACGAGTGATGCATTCGGAAGAATCGGAAGCGTGCGCGCAAAGTTATAGGGCGGGAGTTATTGCAATGCTGGGCGGGATTGCTTTGCTGTCCGCGCTGACGGTACTGGCGCTTCGTGAAGACTACAAGGACGGCATGGCGGAGCGGATGAAATGGCGCGCCTTCGCTGCTGAAAAGCAGTGCAAGAAAGTTGAGGTCAGCCGCGACAAGA